CATGGGCGTTAAGAGCCGACAAACAGTTGCTCAAGAACTCGGTCTCGATTGGGATACTGAGATAACAAATAATCAAGAATACGCCGAACAAATGGGAGGCGGAGCGCCATTGCCAATGCCTGGCGATGGATCGCAACCAGCGCAAGAGCAATCCGATGAAGGGGAGGCTATGCAAGTCGCTGGTGAATCCGAAGAATCTGAAATTGGCAACAAAATATCAAAATTGCGCAAAGAAGGTTATCCACAAGATCAAGCAATCGCAATCGCTCTTGATATGAAACGGCGTGGCGAAATAACAGAATGAATCATCTATCAAGCGTGATGGCCGCAAAAACTGGTATTCATGCCGTGGATACCGTTATTCGCATCGATCGTCAGGCCGACAAAATCGATCGCCAGACCGAAAAGATTTGGCGCAAAATTCTTGCCATCATATCGTCGTCGTTGTCATCCGACATGCAACGACAAATAACATTATTACTTCGGGAGATTCAAGCCGTAGCCATGGCTGGCGTGGCTGATGCGTTACGTGATGCCGTGCAACGATCACGATTACGAACCGCCGCAACGCTGGCCGATAAAGTGCCGATCGAATACCTATCGTTGGCAATTGCCAGCGAAAAGAACAACGCCATCGCGCGCACACGAATTGCCGAAGGCCGTCGAGCAACCCCGGCGGAACGTCGGCGAATCGAGGCGCAATTATTGCCAAATGACGATGAGGAAACTGTTGACAGGATCGTGTATTCGCCATCAGGGCAAACAACGTGGCAACAACGCATGGCCCAACAAACATCGTTAGCGTCGCCGGAATCGGTGGCGCATGACGTGACTATGGGAATGCTGAGAGGTGAGACGCCAGGTCAATTGGCTCGACGCATGGCCCCAACCGTGCAGAACGTGCGCACAACCGCCAGACGCGTGGCTCGAACAGAATCAACCCGATGCTCAACCGAAGCCAATCTTGAGATTTACGAAAACCTAGGCGATATCATAATTGGTTATCAAATTAACGCGACAATGGATTGGCGAGTTCGTCCGCATCATGCCGCTCGAAATGGCACAATCTATTATCGAAACCCTCGTCCCGGTCAAGAATCAATGCTTAGAATGCCACGTCCGCCAATCGAGGAGGACGGCACGGTTGCGCATAATTGTCGATGCAATCTGTCTCCAGTATTTCAGCCAGCCGAACACATTGAAAACGATCCGGCATTGCGTGCCTTATTCACAGATCGGCAAGGCGACATTATCCCGGATCCAGCAACGTATGAGGAATGGTTTGCTCAAGCTCCACCTAGCGAGAGACGTTGGGCTGTTGGCGCGCGTCGATTACGCGCCGCTCAAGATCGGCTCGAGCCGGGCGAACAACTGAAATGGGCGTCGGTCATTGATCCGCGTACCGGTCAATTGCTCAATCACGATACGATCGTCAATGAGACTTCAAGGCGACGACAAGCGCGGATAGCCGCTGTTGATGAGATCGTGGCCGAGAGGGCATATCTTGCGCAACAAGTCGCCACGTTTGGCTACCTACCGCCGGAACAACCGCCTCCAGACGCAATTGTCATTGGTCCAATGCCACCGATGGCTCCACCTGGTATACCGCCGGTATCGGTCCAGCCAACATCGCATCCGCGTGCCGATCATCGCATACCAGCGCCGCCAGAGAAAACACCTCCGCCAGCAACGCCGACATTACCGGAACCTAAATCAAAAATGTGGAGGGCTCCAAAAATCCGGATGGCGCAAAAGTTCGTTCAAAAACCAAAGCCAAAACCGCAACCAAAAAAAATAACAAAAAAGAAACCGGGCAAAACGATCAAAAAAAATCCACCCAAAAAACGAAAAAAGTAGTATCCGGTTGACAATAACGAAATCGAGGTTGTATCTTATAAACATGGCCACAAAGTTTTTCGTTACCATTGTTGAAAGTTCCGGATCGTCTAACCGCATGGTTGTTGATCGTGAACATGGCATTATCCGTGGAGTCAAGGTTCTCGGACTTGTCAGCGACAATGGCCGACAATACTTGCCATCAGCCGTTAAGGCCGCGCAAAAAATGTACGAAGGCGTCAAGGTCAATATCGATCATCCAGCACACGCCGACGATTCACGCAGTGCTACCGATCGATTTGGCAAGCTAATCAATATTCATTTTGTCGAGGGCGAAGGCCTTTACGGCGATCTTGAATTCTTGACAACTCATCCGATGGCCGCTCGAATCTGCGAAGCCGCCGAACGCATGCCAGACGCTTTTGGCCTATCACATAACGCTCAAGGCGAAGGTGACGAAAAAGACGGTATTTTTGTAGTTTCAAAGATTGTGGAAGTCCGTCATGTTGATGTTGTGGCTGATCCGGCAACAACAAAATCACTAAGCGAAAGCATCAAAAAGGAGCTCGCAATGGAACCTGAGAAGAAGATGGAAGCCGATATGATGGCACCAGAGCCAAAAAAAACCATGGAAGCCGACAACGCTGAATTTGGCGCTAAAGCCGCTGAAATCATCGGTGGTGAAGGCGATACCTCAAGCAAGGTAAAAGCTTTGGTGGAACTTGTTCACGCCATGTACGGCGCGGAATCCGACAAAACCGCCGTCGATGAGGAAGAAGCCGTTCCTTCCGAAGATCCTTCCGAAGAAGTCGAAAAAAAGGCAATGGAAGCCGATGGTTATGGAGCCAATCCCGAAAAGAAGGACGAGAAGAGCGACAAAAAGTCGATGGAAAGCCGTGCATATGTCGCCAAGCTTGTTCACGAAGCTGGCATCACGCTAACAGAATCGCTTGTTTCTGATTTGGCTTTGCTGCCAAAGGAAGCGGCTCAACGACAGATCCGTAGGATTGCATTGGCTCAAAAGTCAAGCAAGCCAAAATCATCCGGCTACATTGCTCCAATTGCGGAATCAAAAATTCCCGCTGGATCCGATATGTTCGCATGGTTGCGTTCCTAACATAATTATTTAAGGAGTTTTGAAATGGGATCGACTTTTGGCGGATTTAAGTTTGTTCTCCCCGGACCGGTAACAACGACCGTCCTTAACGTGCCAGCATCCACGCAGATTAGCATTGGCGATCTGTTGTATTGGAATGGTACTGCGGCTGTTCCATTGTCGGCCGCTACCGGATCTGGTACCGCGCTAATCGATCAGGCTACAATTGCCTCATCATTTGTCGGCGCATCACAACAAGCTCGTATTGCGGCTCAAACGACAACGGGTTATCCAGATTTTCCAATCAACGGTATCGTGATTGCAACCGACGTAATTTACGAAGCCGATTGCGCTAGCGCAACTTTTGAAGTTGGCGATCTGGTAGGCGTGGTGTCTTCAGGTGCGGCAGCCGTTGGCGCTATTAGTGATCAATCGGTTGTGGCTGTTTCTCAGCCCAATCTTGCGATCGGTTATGTTATCCAGAAATACTCCAGCGCGACAACCACTGTACGCGTTCGGTTGCTAGGCAAAAATCAAATTGCTTTTGCTAATCCTTCGTCGCGCGAAGTCGGGAATGGTCAAATTGTTGGCCCAGGCACTTTGGCTGCTGCTGCCGATACCACGCTTACTGTGGGCTCGGCATCGATTCAAGTCGGCACTCCAACCGCTACCCGCATTGTGACATTGCCAGCGGTTGCCAGTTCCAAAGGTTTGATTTTTTACATCGTGAATACCGCCGCCGCTACTTATGCTTTCACCGTGAAAAACGCTGGCGCAACGACCATCGGATCGGTTGCAGCCACAAAAACCGGTATCTTTTTCTGCGATGGAACCGCATGGTACGCGACAATCGGATCGTAACAACAAAATCACAAGGGGGAATTTGAAATGATTAATGTTATCAAGATGCGCGACTTGTTCGAGTCGCGAGTTAAGCAAAGTAACGGCCGCTGGCGTTTCCTAACAGAAATGCGTCAAGGCCTTGGCTTGTGCGACGCCAACGGTTCCGATCATCGGGACATGGCTGGCAACCGCGTTCTCAAGGATCGCCATCTGCGCGCCGAAAACTTTAGCCTTGCCGAATTGGCCGAAGCGATCGTTGGCCCAACGTGGCGCACCTTGTTCAACCCGGATAGCCGGGAAATGGGCCGCTACACCACGGCTCGATCGCTGGTCGAAGCTGGTGCCGATAGCCGATCATTGGTTGAATCCGCTGGTATCGGCGTGGATCCTACCGCGTTCTTGAACATCAATACGTTTACTTCGGTCGTGGGCGGATTGGTCGAGGTTAAAATCCTCGAGGCTTTCAAGAATCCAGTTTTCATCGGCGACACAATTTGTCCAGCCGAACCGACAAAATTGAATGGTCAAAAGATCATTGGCGTTAATCGCATTGGCGATAAGGCCAAAAAGCGTTTGCCTGGCGAATCGCACGTACGCGCTCAATTCAATGAGCGTTGGGTAACGACCCCAGAAACGCGCGAAAATGCACTCGCTGTTGACGTGTATAAGGAAACTGTGTTTTTCGACCTTACCGGCGATATTCTCAATGTTGCGTCTAGCGTTGGCGAAGAACTCGGTTATCGTCGTGAATTGGAAATCCTAGGTCTTGTGGTAGGCGCTCAGAATAGCTTCAACTATTCTGGAACCGCATACAACACCTATTCCAGCACGTTGAACGCTATTGGCTACCTTAATGATCTGTCTAACCCGCTTACGGATTGGACCGCTCTTCAAGCCGATATGCTGAAATTTGCGCGTATGCAGGATCCATATACCGGCAAGCGCATCCTGATCACTCCGGATACGATTTTGGTGAATCCAGCCAAGATCGCAACCGCGAATTTGATCATCGCCGCTACCAGCACCGAACGCCGAACCGGTTCTGGCGCCTCAACCCCACAGACAACCAGCAACCCGCTCAATGTTAGCGTGACTGGTTCCAACCCTTACTCCGGTCAATTCCAGATTCTTTCAAGCCCATTGCTTGAACAGGTTTGTACTGCGGCCGCAGTTGATGGAGGATTGGCCCTTAGCCAATCTAACGCTGATGAATATTGGTGGATGCTCCAATCGGGCAAATCGTTCCGCTACATGCAGAACTACCCGCTATCGGTCGCCCAAAGCGCGCCCAACCAGTATGAAATGCTTGACAAGGGCATTGTCGCCAGTTATTTCGCCAACGAACGCGGTATCCCTAGCGTTTGGAGCCCATGGCACATTGTTCGTAACACCAATTGATTCTTGTAACAAAAATGGAGTGACCTGATGTCAAAATTAAGTGGCATCACGCAAAAGCCTGCCACAGAGCAGGCTTTTGGCGTGTTCAAAGTAAGTTATCCGCTTTGTCCGACATTGCATGTCGAGGCAAGAGACGAGAACGACGCGGCTCAAAAGTACCGCGATTATTACGACCTACATCGATGCCGGAATCCAAAAGTGGAGCGCGCTAATGGCGGCCGTTGACGATTTGAACACGGCGATCAATCAAGTCGCCGCGACAATCAAAGATATCACGCTTAATCCTAAACCGGATTATAGCGTGAATGGCCAATCTGTATCGTGGGCATCATATTTGTCAATGCTCACCGATCAAATAACAAAATTACAACAAGCGCAACAAAGCCTTGCTGGACCGTATCAGCGGATCTCAAGGATGCGTCCATGAAAACGGCCATCATTGACATAACGGCAGCGGGAAACAATGTAATCTTATCGGGCATTCCCGGCAAGAGGTTTCGTGTTTACGCCTACATTCTGTTTTCATCGGCAAACAATTATTTTATCTGGAAGTCTGGTTTTACCGCATTAAGCGGACAGATGCACATGGCGGCATCAAGCAACGCGGCAATCCACCTTGGCGACAATTGGCCCGCTGGTGGAATGCCAGTGCTTCAGACGGCAGCAGGCGAAGATTTGGTGTTATATATGCTCAATGCCCAAATAGGCGGCGGACATATCACATATGGGGAGGTTGCCGTTTAATGGCCTCAATTGGCGTTGGCGTGGCGCAAGCGTTAGCACGTAGTGCTGGCGGTCCCGCACGCGGATTAACACGCTTGCAGGCCCAAAATCTGTTGCGCGCGGCCGCATTTTTTATCGAGGAACACAAGCGCCGATTAAGTAAACCAGTCGGCGCAATCCGCGTGAATCGATTGCGCCGTGATGGCTCGACAAAAACTGTGCAGGTCGTGCAACGATCAATGCCAGGAGAATACCCGCGCAAGGATACGGGCAACCTGCAAAACAATATTGCGATGACAAAAAAGTCAATTGAGGATATTATGCGGGAAGGCAAGATCCGCGTAGGGTTGCGCAAAAGAGCTTTTTATGGTGCATACCTTGAAGTCGTTTACGCTCGATTAGGATTGAGCCAGACATTGCGTGATCTAATGCCACAATTGGCGGCACTTTTGGGATTGCCATTACGGTATAATGTAATTAGATTAGGAGATGTTTAATTATGAAATTTGCAGCTATTAACGCAAGCGCCAGCGGAGGTAACACAATTGTTGCAGCCGTTGCCGGTAAACGAATTCGAGTCGTTTCCTATGTGATTGTTGCAGCGGGTGCCGTTACGGCAACATGGCAATCGGCATCGACGGCATTATCGGGACCGATGAGTCTTGCGGCTTCTGGCGGCGCGTCAGCGTCAATCGGAATCATGGCTCCTGGTGGCGCGTATGGCCTATTTCAAACGGAATCCGGCGAAGCTCTCAACCTAAGTTTAGGCGGCGCGGTAAACGTGGCCGGTCATTTGTGTTATTTGGAAATCAGCGTATAATTAGCATATAATTGGAGGAATTGTTATGACGGATATTCCAGCAACAACGCCAATTGTTACGCCAGCCGTACCAGCGCAGACTTTCCCGTTATGGGTTGTCGAGTCGTTAGTTTTCAATGGTAACGGAATCGAGCAACCGTTAACGGCGGAAGCATGGTTTCGATCAGCACGGCGCGACGCGGCAAGCCCTACCGGCTGGATTCTTGGAGACCAGCGGCGCAACTATCATATTGCGAATGTTTG